GCTCTAAACTCACCAAGCTTCTTTCTCTTTCCTAATCCCTTAAATCCTAATGCCTCTTCATGACTAAAAATTACTATTCCATCAGTAGACCAAAAATGTTCAACTTTCTGAACTTTAACGCCTAAATGATTTTCATATCTACCAAATTCAGCCCAAAATTTAATCGGTTTATCTATAGCTTTTTCAAGTCTTTCTTTAAGAGCTTCAATAAATAATTTTGTAGGAACAATTATAGCAGGACCACTAATTCTTCTCTTAACTGAATACACATCTTTCCAAGTATACACACTCCATTTCGACATATCATATCCAAATGTATCATCTGCAGGTCTATACTCAGTAAAGTGTCCAGCAGAATATAATGTATCATCTTCTGCAATAGCTATATATTTTGTCTTAACTTCTTTTGCTCCAATTAACATTTGTCTATAAATATTCAAATGTGTTTGACCAATATCACCCACACAAATATTTACATCACCAAAATCCATTGGCTTTTGGGAAACACATACAATTGGAAAGTCTTCAGCTGCCTTTACTAATTGTGCTCTTATTTTTTTATCAAAATTAGGCTTTAATTTATTTGCAGTATAATATACAATTGTTAAATCATTTCTATAATTCATTTTTTTATAAACCACCAGCAAGGTTGTCGGTCATCAGGATGATTTTTTGGATTACGACCAATCAAATTTAATTCTATTTTGTGGATTTCACAATATTTATTCACTGCTTCTATTACTCCACTATCTGTAAAATGACAATAGTCATGACCAGATACAATACCACCTTTTTTAACTTTTCTACTCCAAATTATAATATCTGTCATTACATAATCAAATATATGGCTACCATCTATAAAAACAAAATCTAAACTTTTATCTTCTATTTTAAATGATGCCTCAACACTTGGCTCTTTTATTAATTCAGCATTATATTCTTTTAACTTTTCTCGTGCTTGTTCCATTGCATTGTTTTGATAATTTTGAGGTCTTCTACCAGCTTCATATGGTGCCCACACATCAATACATTTTAATTCTAATTCAGGAATTTCTTTGCATAGTATTTGAGAATATCTACCATCAGCAACTCCTATTTCCGCACCTTTCTTAAATCCTTTTTCATTAAAAAATTTTGCTAAATCTATTCTACTCTTCATTGAATTTTTCTCCAAATAATTTTTCATAATTTTCTTCAGTCCAAGTTGGAATAGGCCAAAAATGTTTTATTAACCATTTAAGAGGCTTTGTTTGCTTCGGCCATACACCACCAGTTATCCATTTGTTTGTAAAATCATTAGCTTTCTTCATATCTTTATTGTTTAAATAATATCCTCTACCATATTTCTTTCCTTTATGTAAATGATAATAAACTGTATTCTTATTTCTTACAACTCGTCCACCACTTAGCCAACACTTTAATCCTACCTCTTGAAATTCACTACCAAATGGTCCATAATTTACATAATCTAATAATTCAAGTTCCTCAAAATAAGATTTTTTCATAAAATAACAAGAACCTTGCGCTGACATCAAATCTACTATTTTTTCACTTCGTAATGCTCTGTCAGAATTTTTTTCATCCCATTTTCTACCATGTAGTCCAATTCCTCCTCTTTCATTAGGGTCGTCTGGATATGATAAAAACATATAATTCATATCTCGATTTCCACTAGTAACATTACACCAATTTTCTGCATCTAATTTTCTTCGTGTTGGAACTTGAATCCAGTTATCCTGATTTACTTTAATAAGTTCTAAATCAAATCCTTCATCCACCATACAATGTCCATCTATTTTCATAATATATTCTCCACGAGCAACAGCAACTCCAGAATTAATTCCCATTCGCATTCCTTCAGAAATTCCTTTATGTAAATAAATAACTCGTGGGTCATCAACTATTTCTTCTGCAAGAGGCCAATATCCATCCAATACAGCAATAATCTCAACCTCTCCACTAGCTTTAGCTAATAAGTCTCTTATTGTCTTTTCTAAAAACATTTCATTTCTTGAGGGTATTATTATTGATAGCATTTTACTCTCCTATAAAGCTACCGGTATTTAAATATCTTATGTAAAGCTTCTTATAAATTGGTGTTCCATTAACTTCCCAAGTTGTGACCTGATTATCACCCAAAACCTGATATTCTTTTGAAACAGGACTACCTAAACCGACTTTTATTTGGGAAAGACCTGATGTTGGAACACTTCCTTCGACATATAATTTCTTATCATCAAAAAGAATTTTTCCTTGCTGTAAAAGAGCTCCTTCTGAAGTATATTCATTAGACTTAATAGGTTGTGAAAGACCAGACGCCCAATAGTCTGTTCCTGACTGAGTTAATGTAACATCGTCATCATACTCTCCAGTAAGATTTTGTGTATAATACTTGAACCTTATCTGTTCCCCGTATTGTAGTATCTGATTGAAATCACTAATTAATTGATTTGCGAATGTCATTAACCACTACCTCCTTTTTTAAAGTGGGCAATTTAAATAATAGTTCATATTCGCCATTATCTAAAAGGGTTTTGACATCAGCTTCCTCAACTTCAATAACCATACCTTGTGGCTGATGTGTTCCAATATATTTTAATTTTACCATTTTTAATTCATTATAACGCCCCCCAAAATACCTAATAATGTACAGATAATACCTATTAGTGCACACCAAACAGTTACTGTTCCTTTCGTAACTCTGTTAGACATATGATTAAACAATTCTGATTGTTTATTATTTATGTTTACTAATTCAGTTTCTATTCTTTTGAATCCAGCATTTACACTTTCTTTAAAATCCATAACTTTTTGATTTGTTAATTGACCGTATGCGCATCCTTGTATTTTATTTGCCATGTTTAAACTGATTTATAGTGCTCAAATGATATTCCCAAATTATTCAATTTAGTTAATCCATCTTCACGCAAACTTTGTGATGTTATTGAAGTATTACTTTGACCTCCTTTATTGATAGTAAAATCTCCTAGCTTAACACTATTAACATCTGCACCTTGAAGTTCCATTAGCCCTACTACTGCAGATGCTGATAAACTTATAATAGCCGGTTGATAAATTTCTGGTATATCTGTACCTATTGATACACCTGTTTGATTTGTTGCATTAAATCGCTCATTATCTACAATGTTCCATAAAGTAGCACCACTAATTGTGGCTGGAACATTTTCAACCATGTTTAATACTATACTTCCTACTTGGATATTCGTTAGAGTTCCCATTGTAGTTAAATATAAATTATGGTTAATCCACTTGCTGCACTACCAGTTCCGACTATTCCTGTTTGTACTCTTATGTGAGACCAAATTGGAATTTCTGCGAATTTATCATATCCGTCTGCTCCAGATATTGTAACTCCTGTTGTATCAACTGTTCCTACTCGTGGAAACACTACCCAATCTTCATTCAGTTGTCGTTCAGCTGCTGTTCCACTTACTTGGTTTAATATTGTACCTGCGGTTCCGGTTCCTGAAACACTTATAATCATACTTCCAGTCGCATCCCAATCACCAGCTTCAAAATAAACACTTTGAATTCTTCCATTAAGAGGATTATCAGTATATGTATCAATCAACCCTGTAGTTGCATCACCTGTTAAATCAGTGCTATCAAATGTATAAAACTTTATTCTATTACTTCTTACCATTTTTCTTATCGCTTAGGTTTCTTTAAGCATGCTCTTCGGCGTGAACCGAAAATTATGCAACAGAACCTAATTTGACCCACGTTTCAGTAGTTGCTAAAAACATATAATGTTGTGAGTTTTCTCCATCCCAAGCTACGCCTGATGCTGGAACTCCAGTAACTACTCCGTTAGGGTCGCCTAACACATTAACAATTTTACCAATATCTAATCCCGAGACTCCTCCACCACCTAAGCCGAGACCTAGTCCTTGAACTGTTCCTAAAACTGTACTTCCTGTTGTCATTTTTACTTTGCCCTCCTTTCAGTTCTTTTAAACATCTTAAATACCTACCGCCAACCAGCTAAAACTATCTGTTGCATTAGTTCCTATTACATGAAAACTTCCTACATTTAAACTACCTACACTTAAATGCAAATCTGCATCAACATCACTTCTATTCTGAGTTAAAACTGTGGGCATTCCTGCATATGATGTCGGAAATGTAATCCATGCATCATTACTTGCTAAAACACCTGAACCTGCTTGAGTAATTGCCCCATAAACTGCTGTTCCTGAGCCAATACTAACTGATTTTAATGTACCATCATCATTATTAATTGTTGAACCTTTAATTAATAGACCACTAATAAATTCATTTCCATACAATCTATCTGCAACCACATTAGTATCTGCATAAACATTTGTTCCACTAATTTCTTGTGCTTCAACAGTTACTCCACTTATATGAAAACCATAAACTATATTTGCTCCAGCATCTCTTTCTAAAGGTAATTGATTAACTTCTTCAAAGCCTAGTCCATCTACTGTACCTACATTCTCTACCATTTTATTTTTTATTTCCTCCTTTCATTTTCGTTTTTTTATTATTTAATTTATAGTCTTACGACTTTGCCTTACGGCTTGGGGTTTTTGATTTCAGCAGATTTCCCAAAACTGCATAGTTTATATTCTACAAACTCAACTTTAAGATGTTGTAATCTTACAGGTTGCGTCTGCCCTCAAGTACCTAACTTTAATTCTCTGTGTGATATTTGCTGCGCTCATATCATTTACAGGTAAATCAAAGTTCTGGACTGTAACAGGTCTCTTCTCAGCGATAACATATGCATGCATTTTATCAGTCACATAAGCATAATTACTATATGCGGTTGAAGGTGCTGCATTTGTTGAAAACTTGATAACATTAAGCCCGTAGATAGTTCCTAAGAACCCTCGTTTAAGCATATCAGTATTACCAACCTTATTTGCTTCTACAAAAGTGTCAATATTTCTTAAATCATTCAAAACTGCCATACCTACAAATAATGTAGTTGGAGTATAATCTGAATCATCTAAATACTGCATTGCTCTAGTGATGTTCGCAATTGTAATTGCTGCACCACCTGCTACAGTATTAGTTGCACTGTTCAATGCATCCGAAATAACTAGACTTGTCTCATTTTCTGCAAATCGTTTCCCTGCTGTCTTTATGCTGTGCTGAAGTAAGTTCCATTTGCTATCCTCAAGCATTTCTGCTGTAATTCTAATTGCAACTCCATACTTGATTGGTTTCATATTGAACGAAGAGTATCCTGGTTGGTCGATTGTGCTTTCTGCTCCCTCGCCAACAACTCTAATATCCATTGTATTAGGGTCTACTGTGTCTACATCAATACTAGAACCCGGAATGTCTGCTGGTCCGAATAATAATGCTGCCTCACTTCTGGGTATAAGATTTTTATCTACTTCTTCAATCAAAGTATCATGAATCTTTCGTGGTATCAAAAGTTGACCTTCTGTACCAAGTCCTGTGCTCAACAACTCTTTAACATATTTCATTTTTTCTACCATTTTAACCGTGAATATCGACAACAACAAAATCGTCCTCGCTTCCGCAAGTCCATGCTCGTCCAATTGCTCCATAAGCTCCTGATGTAGTAATTGCCAAATCGCTTACATTACTTTCACCTGCCGCTCCTACTTGAACTCCTGCCAATACATTAGCTCCACTTGCCATTAAAAGGAATGAACCTCTTGTTGCAAATGATAAAGGTGCTCCACTTGCTGCATCGTGTAGTGCTACACCAACAAAATTTGGTGATACGGTACCATCTGTTAAATCAACAATGTGATATAATTCAATATCACTTGATGCAAAACTTGCTGCCCCGCTTGTAACAACACCTGCTGCTCCTGACGCTCCTAATAACTGACCTCCACTAATAACTTCTTTAGCATATCCTGTTATAATCCTAGGTGTACCCCCATCTGTAAGATTTTGGTATCCTAGTGGATTAACTGCCATTTTTCTTATAACCTCCTTTCAGAAATTGTAAATTTATCTGCATAGTCTATTGAATTTGCCAGTATCGTTTGAATAGTCTCTGTATATCTGAAAACCTTTTCCTATCTCAGCTCTTTCCAAAATAAGACCTTCCTCAACAACTTCGGCTTCGTCTTCATCATTTCCAACTTCACCTTGTGTATCGTCTTCTACTGGTGTTTTTGGAATCTCATCTTCCTCTACCTCTGCAGATGGAGCTGGAGTTTCTTCTTGTTCAGTAACTTTCTTTGCTAATGCGCCTACTGCTGCTGTTAAAGCCGCAATTCTTTTGTCTGTCTCTGTCATATCTATCTTAACAGTCTCAACATTAATAGCTTTAGCTTTTTCTTCTGTAGGTGCTACAACTTCCTCTTCCTGTGGCATTTCCTTTTCCGCTTCTTCCATATTATCCTCCTTTTCAATATTTAGTTCAGTATCACTTTCATCACTTGTTAAATCTACTTCTTCCCCATTCATTTGCATCTCTTTTAAATTAAAGGACTCACTTAATGCATTCGCCAAATTTGCTCCTGGGTCTCCAGGAATTGCTACCAAGCTAATCTCCATTCCTTCCAAACCAATTGCAGTTATAGTACCATCTTTTTTATTCTCAACTAAATCTTTAACACCTGCTCCAATACTAACATCAGTAATTCGACCATCATTAATCATTTCTTTTATTTTGGAGTCCATAATTCTTGCTTCAAATTCTATAGATTTTTTAAATGAATCAAATTGAACATTCTCAGTAGTCCTTCCCACAATATCTTTTATTGCACCTGAGTGGTCTGTCATAATAGGCTTATTTCTAAAAGAAGGAGCTGCAGATTCTAATTCAGATGCAATATAAGTAATTCCATTTCGGGTTGTGGTTTCATTAATAGCCGTACCTCTAATAATAAAATCATTTCCAGACATAACTGCTTCGCTAATAGGAGTATAAAACTCAATTAATTTCCAATTCTTTTTTGGAGTTGCAGATTTTTTAGTAATTATGTTTACCATTTTTTAAATTCTATAAATATATTAATATTAAATCTTATATAAACACATAGAATTAACTTATATAAGAGGAAATATTCAAAAAATGCCATTAACAGTGCTCATGGAACACAACATTCCAATCTAAACTCAATGTTCTTGCTGCAATATTATCAGTTTTTATCAAATATGAAGACCCATTACATAAAATTGCTTGACCGCCATGTACTCCAGTACCCACTGGTGCCGATACAAATTTAATAGATGTTCCTGAGCCACCCAAATAAATAGCAGTCTGAAGTACTGTTCCACTTGTCCCAATTGTTGGATTAGTCCATATAGAACAATTTGAAATATTTGTAAAACATCTATTCTCATTAAAAATAGAATTTTGTACTCCACTATTAGTAACTGCAACATTTTCCATTATTGTCATTATTGCATCACCATCTGTTCTTGAATCATAGTTCATGTGAACATCACAACTACCACAATTAAATAATAAACATGTGCTTCCAGCATCTGCCATCTTATAATATACAGAACCACACAAATATTCTTGTCCCATAATCTGTCTATCATGGTCTTTTGGGAATACAACTAATCCACTGCCTCTAGTTTTTACTCCTTGTAGAGTAAGATTATTTTCAACAACTACACTACCAGGATATGTTATAGGATAGTTGCTAATAGCAATATTTCCACTTGTTACATAAGTATCTCCAACATTAATAACACCACTGACCGCCCAAGGATTAGTTCCTTGATATACATAACTTCCTGCATATAAATTATCAACTGATATTATTCCAGAAGTAACATAAGTATTGCCAGATGCTTGATACATCGTTCCACTTTGAATATAAATAGAATCGACATGAGCACTAACACTTCCAATCACAATGCTTCCAGAAATATTAGCATTAACAGTACCAGAAATAGGCACGGCTCCTTCAGAAGTAATATCCATCTGATACCGATAATCATCTGCATCAACTGAGCTTCCCAAAATAGTCGTTTGACCATTCATATTAACAGTACCTCAGTTTAAATGACACTTCAGCATTAAGTTGACCTTTAATTTCAACCCTTAAACTATCATTAAGTATCCATTTTGTAGGAGCATCTCTAAAATTAACTCCTTCACAATCAACAACTCCTAATCTGACAGGAATATAATTTTGTCCTTGAATACTATTAATTGCAAACACTAAAATGTCTGTATCTCCTAAAAATATGTTTACTGCAATTTGTTTATCTGATAAAATAAGAATTCCTTCTAATTCACCGTTTATTTTTTGGGTAACATAGGTTGCTTTACCAGAACTAACAGTATTCATACTAAATGATACATCTTTTATTCTTTCCTCTTGCTCATCAGGAGTTTCAGTAACCTTTACTTCAATACTTTCTTCAATTTCTTCTTTTTCGATTTTTTATTCTCCTTCTCTTTAATATCAGTAGAAATTATTATTTCTTTGATGCCATGCTCAACAATTGGACCTACAACTTTGTCAGGGATAACTCTTTGGACTTTACCACCTACTATATCCCAATGCTCATCTTTTCTATTTCTCATTATGTCTAGTTTTTTCATTTAATTACCTCCCTTTAAATTTATAAATTCTAAATGTTGTCTTTGTCTTCTTGTAGATGCCCTATTTCCTCTTTTGGTAACTGGTTCATCATCTTCTCCTTCAATATCAGCTCTAGTTCCAAACAATTCATTTTCAGTTCCTTGAGTTAAGGCATTATTACCTTTTCCACTTCCAGAATAATCTGACCACCCACCAATCACAACCACATCTTCATTATCTAATGTATCATTACCAGAATTACATTCATGAACAAAATCTTCACAATGAGGGTCTACAATATATCGCTGTTGACATCTTGGACAAATCTTAACGACCATTTTTTAACACTTCCTGAAGTTTATTAAATTGTTCTTCCTTAATTTTTCTATCATATCTAGTTAAACACCCACCACAAATCCATTCATTCCCAAATAATACTAATGCGGGATTAGTACATCCTTCAATTGCGCAAATTGGTCTGTCTGCCATTTTATTTTAATTCAGAAACAGGAACAACCATACATCTACACATAGGGTGTACAGGTATTGCCGGATGGTCATCAATCTCATAAACATTTCCATCTAAACTGGCACATATAGGGCATGTCCTAGTCCCAGCAGATGCAACCCATCGGATTTTCTTAACTCCTCCTTCTTTAAAATGATTAATAGCTCCAGCATTAGCCGTTCTTGTAACCTCTGTCCTTACTAATAATGCCCCTCTTGTTTCTTTACTTCTAACCAAAACTGATTTACCATCCTTTTTAACAATTTGACCATCCTCCATCTTTAACAAATCTTTTAAGCCAACTTTAGAATCTACTTTACTTATCATATCATTAATGCTATCACCTTTCTTAAATCCATTCTTTAAAATCCCTTTAAATGTGGTTACTTGTGATTCAGTCAATTTACCTGCAGTAGCTTCCAATACAGTTGACGCTTTAATCAATTCAAATGTATCTTCATCAATAAAAGACTCAATACTTTTTACATATTCTTTATAATTAAATCCTAGCCATTCGTGAATCTGTTTATATTTATTTGTATCCTCTATAACAGTAAGACTTTCTCTTGTTGGTCGTTTAGCTGGAGCAGGTTTAGCATTTTGTCCAGGAATTAATGGTTGCGGCCTTTCTTGTTCCCTTTTTCTTTCTTCTTCTTTCTGCTTATCTTCTTCCCCGCTCAATTTTATATATTCATCCTCATCTAATTCAAGTGTTTTAACCAAATCTACCTCTAACAACTTAACTAAACTCATTGATATAGTAGGAGTCTTCATAATATTTGCTAATCTATCAATCCTCTCATATCTTTCTGCATTTGACGGTCTTCCCCAATTAAATTCTACATGAGCATCAATTTTGTTATAATCTAAAACTCTTTTGTATATTTTTTGCTCAACAATCTTCTCTATCTCTGCTTGAAAAGAAGTAATTCGTCTCTCAAAGCCATCCATTTGTACTTTAGCAATCCCTTCATTAACATTTGCTGTTCCCATAAGCACAGATGGTACTTGGAATGTATACATCAGCATTTCTTTATCATATTTCAACACCTCATTAAACTTCTCACCAATATTCCCAAAATCTACAGTTTTAATTTCAGTCAAAGCATCTGTTACCCATTCATGCTTATTAGTCAACCAGCTTAAATCTCCTCCCCATTTTGTAATAGCGGCGGCAGATGGTTTCAAATATCTTCCACCAACAATTCCTCCTAACTTAATGTGGTATGGACTATTTGCTTTTCTATTCATCAACATATGTAAATCTTTTTCATTCTGCAACAAATTATTAATTGTGTTTATAGCAGGATACATAATTCCTAGTCCATAAGGCATATCACCAATCTTATTAAATGAAAGATGTGCTATCTGGTATGGTTCAAATGAAATTATCTTTTCTTTAGCAAACTTATCAAATCCACCTCTATATTGATTAAAACCTTTGACACTTCCTTTCTTATCTCGCTTCACATACATATATTTTGAATCTAAAATCTTTAATCCTTTTGGTGGTTCATCTTTTTTTCCGCCAATCTCTAAAAAACCATTTTTTACAAGAGCCTCTTTAATCCATCCTCTTAATACTGTATCTATTTCAACATCCTGATTAAATGTTTCAATAATTGCTAATGCTTTTTCATCATCACTACTCACCCAATATCCAGGACCCATAATGTAATCAACATACTTATCAACAACACCTGTAGAAAATCCAAAATTCTTATAAAGCCCTTCTGTTATTGCAAAATCAAATGGATGTTCTTCTCCTAGCTCAACAGGAAACTTAATTGTATTAGATTTGACTTCTCCTTTAAAATTTGGCTTATCAGATGTTGTAGTATCCAATTTGTTAGTAATAACTTGTGCATCATACTCAAAAATATCTTCGCTAATCTTTCTCATTCCAAAAAATTCTTTTATTCCCATTTTATTTATTTGGTAACAATCGTTTTACAATGTCATCATATGTTTCTCTACTATAAATCCGACAACCATCCAGGAGTAATTTAGTTTCTTCTTTCAATGCAATTTTTGGGTCTTGCTTTACCATTATAATCTAATATAATATAATATATTAGCATCTTTATAAAAACATAGAATTAAATTATATAAAAACGATTTACATTATAAAACTCTCATACTCTTCAGTCTCTTCTTCTTTCAACCACAAACAAGCCAATGCCAAAGCGTCTACATAATCGTCATGATACTTATCGCCATCAGGATGATGTATCTTAATCGTCTTATTTGGCATTCTCTCATATCGCAATTCCATCATCTCCCTTAACAATATCTTATTATCTGGTAATATTAAAGTTGGAGTTTCTATCTTCTCTTTACCAGAATAGGTTACCTTCCTTTTCTGTAACCACATCTTCAAATTACTATACATATCCATCTTGCTCACCGTACTAAACCTAATATCCTCAACCTTGTCATAACCAATCTCCATCCCTATCCAATCAGCCGGTCCTTCTCCTAATCCCGTCTTATCAATATACAACTTCTCCAAATTATACTTTCTATCAATATCTTGCAATAAAACAACAAGTTCCCTTGGTCTATTCTTATCTAAATAAAATATTTCAATAACACCATACTTCTGCCTCATAGAATCAATCTCCAATACCACACAGACGCTTTTATCTTCCCCCATACCAGCACAATCAACACCAGCGACATATCTTTTCTTTGGATGTGGTAAGCCATGGTCACAATCTTTCTGAACACAAAACATAACATCATCCATATCAAAATAACAATCCGTATTACTTGTATACTTCCCAAAAATCTCTGCTTGTACATACAAACTGTCTTTACCCCACTCCAAAATGTCTTTCTCAATCTCTTTCTTACCCTCATCAGTAATATACGGATTATCCAAATAACAATAATTAAAACTAGCCCAATCTTCATCATTTGCTAAACCTCTTTTCCAGAACTCCCAAACAAAGTTCCTCCTCCAAGGAGTTGTAGTAATCCACAAAGGAGCACCAGTATCATATATCAAAGGTCTAATAGCATTCATTGCTTCTTCTTTAATAAACTCACCCTCATCTAGAAATACTCTATCATATGCCTCACCTCTCAAACTATCCGGATTATCAGCACTACCAAAATCAACAATACACTCACTCTTAAATACAATTTGGGGATGTGGTGATTTAAGAGTCTTTTCAATATCATCATCCACCTTTGCAATTTGCATCAATTCAATCATTTTCTTAAAAACAATAATTGCTTGCTTATAGGTAGGAGCTATAACAATTTGTTTTCGATAAATATTCAGTACAGCTCCTCTAATCAATTCAGCAGCAATCATTTGTGACTTACCAGCTCTTCTTCCACAAACAATCACTTTATTCTTTTTGGGGTTTAATAGAACTTCCTCTTGTTTCTTATGTGGAATTTGATTAAGATAACCTACTTGAAATCCAACAGGATTCTCAAAGTCTTCCACACTTAATTCAATTTGCTCATTTACCATGTTACTTCATTTAATGTTTTCTTAAACATCTTCCTACATTTCTTACAAAAAAAGAAATCAACAAATTCGTATACGCCATGGTCATTTATCATTACCTCATATAACTCATGGTCACATTCCATAATCGTCATAACCATCCATACCATCTTTATTGCCATGTCTCTCTTTATGACAATTAGTACACAATGCTACAACATCAATATCCAATTCCTCACTTCCCAAATTATCGTAATTCTCATGGTGTAGTTGTGTGGCTTTGTCTCCACAATCGGCACATACACCACCGGCGTCTTCCATTAATTCTTTTCGTCTTTCTCTCCAATCGTCTGACATTAAGTATTCTCTATAGTTATCAATTTTCATCTTTTACCACCTCAACTTCTTTTATTTCTTTAACAGCGAGCTGGTCCCTCTTCCAATTCTTCAATCTCTCAATAACAGCGTCGGCGGTAACATCAATATTAAGATTTACACTCTTTTGAACTACAGGATATAAATATTGCATAAACTGCAACATTCTATTCTGCATATTATTCAAATCTCTAATGCTTTCAGATTTTAACTTAACTGGATTACCTTTATTGAGCTTTTCATCAGTCCTTAAAATCTTTTTAAAAAGTGTCATACACTCTTCTAGCTCTTCAATACATTTTTCTCTAGTCCAGACTCTCTTCCTAGGAACTCCCTTAGCCATAGCTCTATACCTATCATCAACCTCTTTCGGTCTACTGCCAAACCCGCGTTTACCAAAATTTTTGTCTCCCATTGTTGTTAAATTATTGTTACATAACTATCTAACTATTCCTCCTTATCCTTAGTTTTCTTTTCAAATCTCTCCTTATAAGCTTCCAAAGGAATGAATACGCTACAACCATGTTGTCTTTCTGTACAAACATACTTCACAGTATGACCAACCAAAACTCCTGTTCTTGTGTTATTCACGTTCTGAATTTCAATCTCTTCGTCATCTCCTTCAATTGTGAATCGTTTCTTGTCACCATACTTTTTCAAATCTCCAAATTCAACTTTTGAAATATCAGATTGTCTTACATATCCAAATTTTCTTTGACTTTCTTTCTCAATTGCTTCCAATCTGTCATTGAAATCTATCTTTGCACATTGTGCATCAAAAGGTTCGTGATTTTTTGTAAACTCATGATTAACTGTTGCTAACTCTTTCAAAAACATCATATTAAGTGAACTCGCACCTAATTGTTTGTAGTCTTGCATCTCTTCATTCGTTGGAACTCTACTAATTCCAATACTATCTGCCATCTTAATTATTACCTCCTTTCATGTTTGTTAATATATTTATCAGCTTTTTCATTTAAATTGCTTACAACAGTGTCTATGCCTGTGAAACCACACATAATACTAGTCAACCATGCTGGTTTTATTCTCAATAATCTTAACACCTTCAACCAATTGCTTTTTAGTAATTTTGATAATCGTTTCAAGTTCAATAACTTCAGCCTTAAAATCTTTATTCTGCTTAACATATCCTCTTTGTTTTTCTAAATAATTACTATATAACATCTTCTCAATCATAAAATCATTATATTCAATCATCAATTTCATATGACTCAATTCTTCTTCTCTTCCTACAAGATTGGCTTCAGTAAACTTTCTTTCCTTTTCATCAAATTGTCTAAATTTTTCTTTGCTCATAATTTTAACCTCCTTTTAATTCTTTCTTAAATTTAATATATTCATCTAATCCATTTCTTACAAATTTTGAAAAGTTAAATGACTTTGTTTGGTCTTTCAAAAAATCTTCTTGGTCTTCTCTTATCTGCAAATTCTTTTGTATCATATTAATTACAATAAAAGATTCTTTATAAACACATAGAATTAATTTATATAACAATATAATAATATAAGACTATAATTATTTAAGTACTTTAAGTAATAAAAAAGTGTATACGTGTATATTTTATTAAATTTATATACAAAGTAATAAAATAGTACTTAATGCCCTTAATTCACAAGGTAAAATTTTTTAAAAATATCAAAAAAAGCTAAAAAACTGGAAATTCTTCCATTTTTTTTACCTTATAAAAAAATAAATGAGCTTATTTCTACAAGGTAAATCAAAAAAAAATAAAATTTTAAATTATATAAAATTTATATAAATTTGCTAAAAACAGCCATAATTAAAATATATTATTATATTTAAATACTTATATACTCAAACATATATATTCAAATTTATATATATTTATATACTAAAATATATTAATATAATCATGGTATACGAAAAAATACAAGAAAAATCACCAAGACAAAAACACATTGAAAAGTGTGAATTTTGGAGAGGAACTAAAGAAGGAATATGCCCAATATATCCTCAACCACAAAAACAAGATGACAAATAAAAATACAACAATGAAAATGCCAAAAGAATTACGCGATGACTTAGCAGTACTCAAATTTAAATATCATATGGATGAACTCTATCAAGTTGTCCAACTACTTTATAATATTAAAGATGATAGTGTGTTTAAAGAACAAGTAAAGGAGATAAATAATGAAAATATTTAAATGTCCAAATTGTAAAAGAGTATATGAAAAAGCCAATGATATAATTTGTGTAAGATGCGTTTGTGGCTATCCTACTGAGCATGTTGATGAAAAGCATGAGGTGATTGAATGAAAATAGAAATAAACAAATTTGATAAAGAAGCACTTGATTCAGCAACTCAAAAGAAATTCAAACCATCAGTATCATTAAGAGCAATTTGTGGAGACATCATAATAAAAGAATATCAAAAACAAAAAGATAAAAAAGAAAAAATAAAAAATTACAAAGAAGAATATTGTGAGCATTGTGATTCAAAACATACCTGTTCAGATTTAGATGGAACTTTAATGGATGAACAAGTTGACATTTGTATGAATATAAACAAAGATTTGGCTGGTGGAAAATGAGTGAAGAAAGCCAAGAATTTGACGAGCAATTAAAAAAAGAATTGGAAGAACATAAAGAAAGATGAATGCACAACAAATAATAGACGAATGTAATACCCAAAAATTCAATCCTAGACAATTTAGAAAAGAAATGAATATAAGTTGGTTAATCAATGATGTAGTTAAACAATTTGAAATAAATAATGGGTATTATTAAAACTCAATTTGAGTTAATGCGAGAGTAGTGGTAGTTTGGTTTAACACGCTTGGTACTGCAGTAACCCAGGAAACGCAGGTTCAAATCCTGCCTCTCGCTTTGGAATTCCAAACTCTGAAGGAGCGGAGTATAATAACAGACATTCTGACACTCGGAAAGACGAGAATGTGGGAAATCCCTATCCTAGCTTTGTGCGGGAGGCTCAAATATATGGGTGTATGCCTGAACCACATTTTATAATCATGGAAAAAATATCAAAAGAAGAAATGGACTGGTTCGATAAGAAAGGAAATTTAGTTATTCTTAATGGAATTGCATTAAGAAACCTAAAAAAAGATGAGAGCTTATTTACTTATGGACAAATACAAGGAATTTATCCAGCAGGCTTGATACATAATGCAGGAAATGGAGTTTTATAATCATGGAAACAAAAACAATAAAAATAATATGTGATGACAGAGAACCAAAATCAATGGATGTATTCGCCTTAACAGTCGGAGGAATTGAATTTGAAAGAAAACGATTAAAGACAGGTGACTATATTCATGAAGATGTCGTAATTGAAAGGAAAGAAATAAATGACTTTTGTGGTTCAATTATGGATGGCAGACTAACTTCCCAAATAGAAAAGATGAAAAAAGATTTTAAAAATATTTATATTTTAGTGTCAGGCAGTATAAAAAATCGAACTTCTGACATTCATGAAAACTGTATTTTGGGAAAGATGGCATCAATACTTGTCAAACATCAAGTTTCAATTATTACAGTTGATGATGATTTCCAATTAATATATCTTATGAAGCGAATATTTGAAAAACATTTAGAAATAACTAAATTAATAGGAGAGAAAAAATAATGGGAAATGGAAAATCAATTGCAGCAATGGTTTTAGGAATTATTAGTGTTGTATTTTGTTTAACAGGATATTTTTCTTTAATTATAGGTATTATTGCAATAGTATTTGCAAGCTTATCTATGAAGAATGATAAAACTGGAAAAGGAATGGCAATAACAGGATTAGTAACAGGAATTATTGGAACAATTCTTGGAGTTTTATATGCAATTCTTTGGACAGCTTTAGCAGCAACTCTATAATTAAAAAATTTTATTTTTTTATTTTTTTATTTTGTTTTAAATAATTTCCTATCTCCAAATTCAGAGACTTTTCCTTCATTCCATTTATTTATAGGTCGTAGATATCCTACTACTCTACTCCATATTTCACATTTAGTTCTTTCCATTTTCCCTCCTTTAAATTTTTAACATATTTCCTTCATTAACTTTAACATTTAACCATCCTCTGTATTGAATTGGTCCAGCACTCTTGTTGACAGCATAAGATGGTTTAAACTTTCTTCCAAAACTTTGAATATCAACCTCAATATTCTTTTCATTCAATTCACAAAACTTACAATAATAATTATACATATCTAACTTTGGTATTAAATTTTTATCATCTTGTTCACAACATTGACTTTGAAATGCTGATACAGTATTACCACTTCTTTTCATAATTTTTTCAATATCTTCCCAATGTTGTACTTTAGTAAATTTATTTTGTTTAATCAACCTTTGAAAGCCTTCAATAGCCCAATTCAAAATACCTGACAATTCATCATCAGAAGTCAATTTCATATCCAAGAATTTATCTGTTTTGGGGTTATCCTTATCGAATACATTATCAAGTTCAAATGTAATAAATTTATCATAATAAGAAGCTGGGTCATCAATAACTCTTGGTAATGGCATTTTATTTGTAGCAAAAATCAACTTAGCATAATTAGTAAAATTATATGGTGTTTGATTTTTAGCCTCTGCAGGAATTAAACTTCTTCCCAAAAGACGCTTAAACATGACTGTGCTTTTTAAATCGTTTGCATCCAACTCATCATTAATATTAACCAATTTATTGTAAAGATTGTTTGATGCAAATCTATTTTCTGTAATATCATGAAAGTCAACAGAAGAGGTATTGCTGTTTCCAACAAAATGTTCTACTACATTCAAATAAACTGTTTTACCAGAATGTTTTGGTCCAATTAGTACAAGTGCTATCTTCTCATGATATCTTCTATACATTAAAAATCCAAACCATTCTTGACAAGTTGGAATGTCTTCTTCCCACATAATATCTGCCAGCCAATTTTTAAATATTTCACAAGTTGCAGTAGGATTATAGTTGATTGGAATTTTTGACATGAATCCATATTTTTTATCATGTGAGAATTTTTCTTTTGTTTTTAAATTCAAAACACAATCATTTAAACAAATCAAATCCAAATTTTTGCATCCCAAATCTTTTCTTTTAAATTCTTTTTGTCTTTTGATTTTTTGAACAATTTGATTTACAGAATTATTATCAGCTCCTACTTCTAAAATTTCTTCACAATATTTAGAAATAAATGCTTCTCCTTTATTTCTAAAATAGCCACTATCATAAACATAAATTGGGTCTTTAGATGCTGTTCCTATAATGCATCTAAATTCAAATTGTTTCATTAACCATTTCGCCACTAGATGATTAATTTTTGCTTTAGATTGTTTGGACATCACTAATTGAAAAACTTTTTTCTTTATTATTTTTAAATTTATTTCATCCATTATTTTCCTCTTTAAATAATAAAAAAAATATTAATTCCTATTTAAATACATATATACTGCAACATATATGTTAGACAATATAAGTGTTTAAATAATAATTTAATTATTATATTTTATGAATACAAAAGAGGATAGACAAACGATAATACAGGAATTTGAGACAAATCAGGTTGGTCTTAAAGCAGAAGCCTACAATATTTTAAAAGCAATAAAGAGGCAATTAATCAAAAAGCATAAAAGAAATTTTACATTTTCTGATGCTATTATTGAATTAAAAAATAAAAGGAAAGGAACTAATATTGAATTTACTCAAGAAGAGGTAATTCAAATAAAAACCAAATTGAAAGGAGGTAATAAATAAATGAGAGTTGAAAAAAAAGAAAAAGAAATGCAGTTTACTCCGGTTATAATAACTTTAGAAACTAAAGAAGAATTTGATTTTTTATATGGATTAGTTAATGGTAGTCCTGATGCTATCAAACAGAACTGTATTGATTATTCAAATAAATTAGACCATACACTTTTTAATTTGTTAAATGATTTATAAAATGGATACAAAAATATATTTTGAAACATGGGCAGAGAAATTATCTATACCAATTGAAAATATTCAATCTGAATTTGATAATCTATTAAAGGAAGAACAGACAATTCATAAAACTTTAAATGATGAAGAACAACAAAAGCGAGCTCTTCAAAGATTAGTATTGATGTACAAAAAACAACTTAGAAGTCCTGCAATTGGATTTGAAGGAATGGTTATTGGAGTTGGAGATTTGTTTGATACTGCCAAGAAGATGAGAGAAGCTGGGATGGATGCTTTTAGAATAAATCCTCATGATGCAATTCAGAATAGAATAACTGACAGCGAAGGAAATCCTTTAGACACCAGAGAAGTGTATGGAACTGGAAGACAAAATACAAATTTTGGTAAACTATTGCCTGAACATAGTTATATTAGAAATGTTGTTGGTATAGCATTAAGAACTAATGTTGAAGAATCACCAAAAGTATTTGCTATGTCTTTGAATGGAGATAAAGCAGAACATCTTGAATTTCCAATGTTTAAACCTGTAAGATTTAGAGCAATAAATAAGTCTGAAGAGAATGCAAATCAGTTTACTTTGAATGGTTCATCTATTACGACATTTACTATCGATGAAAATCTTAAAATGCCAACACCAGTTGATGTTTTAAAGAAAAGCTGTAAAGAGATGTATGTTTCACTAGAGAACATTCAAGAATATCATACTGCAAATAAAGATGATTTTAATAGATTGTCTTTAATTGAAGGAGATGTTTCAATGATTGGAGCAGAGCCTACAAGTGTAGGAAATAGATTGATGGTTGTAGAAGACATAAACAGACCAATTGATGATTTAGAAACTGCCGGTTTAACATGTTGGGTGCCACAAAGTGTAGAAATAGATTTTGCAGAAGGTAGCAAAGTTATTGTGGTTGGCAAAACTTCACAAGGTAAGTCAAGAGATAATCCAAATGAACTTGGTGATGTTATGATGAATGTTTTAGGAGTTTATGCAATTCCTGAATTCAAGATTGAACCTTTAACTGATGATAATATTGAAGAAGCTATAGTTGAGGCACAAGAAATACTTGATGTTAAAACTGAAGCTGAAAAAACTGAAACTAAACCAGAAGAGGTTCAAACTGAATTAACATCATGGTAAATCAAAATCTAAAGGAGGACAATATGGAAGATACAGAAACTGTTGATGACCAAGTTGAAACAACTGAAGAAACTGAAGAAGACGAAGAGTAAATCGTCATAAAAAAATTTATTTTTTTTATTTTTAATTTTACTCAAAAAAAGGAAACAAAGAAAAAACAAAATGGCAAACATAAATCAAGTAAAACATTGGCTAAAGGCCGGAAAGAAAGTAAGAAGACCTATTTGGGATAAAGAATCTTATTGGGTTTTAAGTACAGATGGATTTGGAAGAATACTTTATTCTGATGGAACTGCTGCTAGTGTCCATTTATTACAATTAGAAGAAATTGACTGGGAACTTTATGAAGATGAAAAAACTGTTAAAGATATATTAATAAAAGTTTTAAACGCTGGACGTGAAGCAAATAATTTTAAAAAAGGATATGTCGTAATGTATAATAAACTTATTAATATACTTGATAAAATAGGAAATCAAAAAATAAAATGGTAGGATGGGATGATAATACACAAGAAGTGAAAGAGCAAGAAACTCCAAAAGAGGCAATACAATTTACAACTCTTGGAGAAGCAAAAGATAAAAGAGGATTGAAGATTGGAATTTATGGTGATTATGCCACAGGTAAAACACATTTTGGATTAACAGCAACTGAACCGATATTCATAATTGATACTGAAATGGGAGCATCACCACTTGCTCATTCATTTGAAGGTAAAGATATTAGAATATTAGATGTTGCTGAAAAGGATGGAACAAAATCATATCAAAAGATTATAGAAGCTGTAGAATATATTTCTAAACAAGAAAAGGTTGGAACAGTAATCATAGATAGCATCACAGACCTTTGGGAATTTTCTCAAGAGTATGCTAAAGTAAATATTTTTAAGATTAAACCAGAACAAAGATTAGCACAGCAATGGGATTGGGGAGTAATCAATAAATGTTATATGAAAGTTTTAATGAATCTTTTAAAAATAGAATGTAATTTAATTGTTACCGCAAGAGAAGCAGAAATATATGCTGGTGCTGGTCAAGTAACAAATCAAGTTAAACCAAAATGGCAAAAAGCTACAGGATTTTGGGTTGATATGGTTATTCATAATACAAAGAAATTTGATAAATTAGGAAAGACAAATTTTAATTCTACAATTGAAAAGTGTAGACAATATGGAGGAATTATGGGAAAGAGTTTTGATAATTTGGATTTTAAAAGTTTAGAAGAAGAATTAAATAAGGTGAAAAAAGAATGAATTTTTATGAACGGCAAATCAAAGGATTAATTTTAATTATGAAGCAAGAAAATAGTCTAATGGTATCACGAGAATATGTAGTTGAAAAATTAAATATGATACTAAACGGTGGAATTGGATTTCATTCATCAATATTAGAAAAATTAAAATGAAATTAAATTATAATGGAGGTACATATGGAAATTAAAAGTCGATATGAGGTAATATCTGATTTGGAAAGACAGAAAAGAGATTTGATTCAGACACGAGATGGGTTTAAAGATGAACTAATTGAAAAAGAAAAAGAACTCACAGAAACAGAAAGAACCAAATCGGACCAGATAGTAGCATGGGACAGAAAAATTGCTGATTTAAAAAAAGGCATTGAAACATTCAAAAAAACAATAGAAGAAAAGAAAACAACAACTATTGAATTAATTAAGAGTGTTGAGGATAGTCTTAACAGATTCAGTAAAATACAGGATAAAAAATAAATCCTGTTTATACTCTCATCCAACAAAAACAAAAATTTGACCCCCACATGAGAGATTTGATAGCTCAAATGGTCTAGAGCACTTCACACCTAATGAAGATGTTGTCGGTTCAAATCCGACTCAAGTAACCTAAAATGATAAAAATTTTAAAAGTGGGGGATTTATAATCATAGACAAAAACCTATATGGTCTAACATATATAATGAAATATATATGTTAGAGATAATAAACCTTTAAATAATAAAGACAATTAATAAAATAAAAGAGATGGTAAAAAAACATAAAAACACAAAATATATCGGATTTGAAGAATTTGAAATTAGATGTAAAGAACTTGCTAATGAAATTTCTACAAATAAAAATATAAAAAAAATTTATGGTGTACCTCGTGGTGGGGTTATACCGGCAATGAGAATTGCTTTACTTACAGATTTAAAATGGACAAATAACCCAAATGCAAAAGATACAGCAATAATTGATGATTGTATTGATAGTGGTGCAACTAGACATTCATTTTCTAATTTTCCATATTTCTTTCCATTAATAGATAAGCAATATGAAAATATAAAAGAATGGATAGCATTTTGGTGGAGAGAAAAATGATAAAATTAAAAACAAATTTAAAACAATTTGAAACTATTATAAATATGATTGGAAAAATATCATATGAAACAGATTATAATTTTAATTCAGAAGGCATTAAAATAAGAGCTGTTGACCCAAGTGGAACTTATTTGGGAATTTTTAATATATCTAAAGATATGTTTGATGAGTATGAACTTGAAAAAGACCAAACGATTACACTCCAAAATGATTTGTTTTCAAAATTAGTTAAAAAGGTTGGAAAGACAGAAATGAATATTGAAATGTTAGAAGACAAAATTCAATTAAGTAATAAAAAAGATAAATTTACTTTAAAGTTTTTTGTGGGGCAAGTTGATAAAAGACCAGACCCAAATCCTGAATGTGCATCTGTTTGGTCAATGAAGTCATCTGAGTTTTCTAAAATAATAAATGACATGAGTAATCTTGGAGTTATTTGTTGTCTTGATGGAAGTGATATTTTAAAAATAAAAATGAAATCTAATATGGTTGAGGGAGAAACAATAACCTCAGCAACAAAAATTCAAAGTGAAGATTGTTATTGCTTTTATGATTTAAGCTTTATTGAACCTGTTACTAATAGTAAAGATTTATTTGATAATATTAGAGTAGGATTTGGTGCAGATACTCCTTGCATTATCAAAGGAACTAATAAATATCTAAAATTTGTGTATATTGTTGCACCGAGGGTAGAATGAGAAAACGAGGAAGAACCACAAACTCAAATGTGAAAGGAAGATTCATAAAAGTAATTTGTAAAGATTGTGGGGCAGAACATGTAGTTTTTAGTAGAGCTACAATGAGAGTTAGATGTCCAGAGTGTAAAGAAATTCAAACTGTTCCAAAGGGTGGTAAATGCACTTGGCAAAATTGTACAGTTGTGGAGGAGATGAGATGAGTGAAAATATATTAAATAAAAAATTTTTATTATCACCTTTTAGTATTTTTGATACAATACAAGGTAATTGGCAAGAAAACAAAAAAAAATGGTTGCATATGGGTGTTAAAAGTGAAATTGGTAGAGATGCCACATGTTTACCAACAGGTTTTGATGAAAGTAAATATGGTAAAAAAATATCACAAGGTACATCTATATTTGACCCATTTTTGTGTGAAGTTTTATACACTTGGTTTAATGTTGAAAATGGAAATATTTTAGACCCATATGCAGGTGGAAGTGTTCGTGGCATTGTGGCAGAAAAACTTGGATTTAAATATACTGGAATAGAATTGAGTGAAAAACAAGTATTATCAAATAGAGAACAAGCAAAGGATATTGGTGTAACTCCAAAATGGTTTATTGGTGATAGTAATAAAAAATTAGATGAAGCACCAAATTTGCATTATGACATGCTATTAACATGTCCTCCATATTATAATTTAGAAGTTTATAGCGATGATAAAGACGATATATCAAATTTTAAAACGTATGAAGAATTTTTAGAAGTTTATAGTAGCATAATTAAAAAAGGAATTGAAAAAGTTAAAGTTAATAGATTTATTGTTTATGTTGTTTCTAATTTTAGAGACAACGAAGGAAATATAATTGATTTTGTTGTAGATACAATACGATTACATAAAAAACATGGTGTAAATTTATATAATGAAATTATTTTGGCAAACGCTATTGGAACACTTCCTGTACGAACATCAGCAATATTTCCAAAAACCAGAAAAATAGGTAAACGACATCAAAATGTATTAGTGTTTTTTAAAGGAGATTCTAAAGAAATAAAAAATATTTATGCACTTTTAGATATACAAGGTACTAAACAAAAGAGGCTTTTCTAATGATACCAGAAAAAGGTTATGCTACTCAGACGAGGTTGTTTTGATGGTAATGCCTGAAAGTGTGCTCTGCTACGATATCGAGACGGCCACAAACGGAGCATCATTCCAAGAATTAGAAAAGCATAAGTTAAGATTCTTTGGAGCATACTCTTATCTCGACAAGAAATACTACTTATTAGACCATTCCCAAAAGAAAGAAATTAAAGAGCTTATTTCTAGACACAAATTTGTAGTAGGATTCAATAATAAATATTATGACAATCCAATTTTAGAACAAGAAGGAATAAAATTTAATTATAAAATTGTTATTGATTTATTAAAAATTATTGGTGATAGAGAATCATCAATCAAATGGAAAAATTCTATTTTAGCATATCAACTTAGAGATTTGTCACTTAATACAATTACAAGAACTTTAAAATTAGTTGATGATTCAACCGCTAAAGGTGAATTAGATTATGAGATTTTAAATAAAGAAACATTTACTAAAGAAGAATACAAAGATATTAAAAAATATACAATTAGAGATATTGAAATTACAAAGAAACTTTGGGAATGGTGTTTTAATTGGTTTGATAGTTGGGGACATTTACTTTCCCAAAAAGACCAAAATAATTTAGTTCATATTCATTGTGCTCCATCTGTTTATTCATATAAAGTAATTTGTAGAAAAGCGGGAATAAGAGAAACGTACAGTATGAGGAAAGAACGAAATGAATTTAGAGAAGGCGGATATGTTGCTTATCCAGCAGTAGAGAGCTTGGAGGGTAATATTTATTGCATGGATTTCGCTAGTTTATACCCACATATAATGATACAATGCAATTTATTCGGAAGAAACAAAACTGATGTAGTTGGTTGGAATGGATATGATTGCAAAGGTAACTATGATTTAACTAATATGCATAAAATTTCTAAGGCTCTTCATGAAATATATAAAGAAAGAAACACACTTAAAAAAGCTAAAGACCCTCGTGAATATGGTTTAAAAATTGCTATGAACACTATTTATGGGTTACTTAGAAATAGTTCATTTAAAGCTGTATATGATGATACAGCAGGAAACGATGTTTGTTTAATAGCTCAAAACTGGATAAAATTAGCAAGACAAAAATTTAAAGATGCTGGATATTTTGTATTTTATACTGATACAGATTCTGTTTATTTAGAAGATAAAGAAAATAATAAAGAAAAACTACTTCAAATTACTAAAGAAATTATTGATGAAATAAAATCTAAAGTTCCATTTCCTGTTGATACATTTGATATGGATATTGATTATGAAATTGACTTTATATCATTTTTTAAAGGAAAAGTAAAAAGCGATGAAGATGATGGAGAACTTGATAAAGAAGATAGAAAAAATAAGGAATTAGGATTACTTAAAAAAAATTATTTATTTTCATATAAAAAAGAAGATGTACATGACATTTATATTAAAAATTTAGGAATTGTTAAAAGAAGTAACACTCCATTATCAAAAAAGATATTTTGGGAAAAGATGAAACCAATGATTTTAGAAAATCATAATTGTAAATTTTCAAATGAATTAATTAAAGAATGGGTTAAAGAATACATTAATAGCGATATGGAATTATTTACTAGACGATTTACAGTTAAGAGTAGAGATTCTTATAAGGTTGAAGGGTGTATTCAAGTTCAAATTTATGATTATATTCCAGAAGGCCAAACAAATAATTTAGGTCATGGAACTTATTTTATGGTTCCAAATAAAAAACTAGGAGTAGGTAAAAGTTTTAAACGATATTGTCTTTTGGAAGAATACCAAAGGAATTTAAACTATGATGACTTATATTTAGATGTGGTAATGAAAGAACTGTCATATTTTAATGAAAATTATATTCCAGTTATGAATTCAAACAGAAAAGCAAAAATAATTAAATTTGAAGACACTTTAATGCAAAAAGAATTATGGTAAAAGACCCAATAAATGTAATAAGAGGAACAAAAAATAGAGCAAGTGGTGCTGAATTTGAAAGACGTGTTAGAAAAGATTTAGAAGACAAAGGTTGGATTGTAGATAAATGGAGTAATCAAGTTGAATTACTTAATTTAGAACATGAAATTAAACATAAAGATATAATTGTTGGTCCTATTATTGGTAAAATAGTTCCAGCAAAACATAAATGGAATGGTCCAAATAGACCAATGATGATGGGTGCTGGTTTTCCAGACTTTTTGGCGTTTAAGAAAGCATTCAAACTGATAGGAGAACAAACTGACAAAGTCTATGAAGTAATCGGCGTAGAGTCAAAAGTTAATGGATATTTAGACAAAAAAGAACGCGAAAAATGTAAATGGCTTTTAGACAATAATATTTTTAGTAAAATTTTAATTGCCTCAAAGCATAAAGTTAAGAATAAAATTGTGGTTGAGTATGATGACTTTGAGGAAAAATATGAATCGTCAATTGTCCAGGAGGCGTCGCCATGATTATAGAAGAATTAGATAAAGAAGGAATGAATTTACAAGAAACAATTCTCAATCTAGAAAATCAAGGCTATGAAGAATATTATAAATTATGGCTTCAAGAAATATTAAACAAAGCTATGTGGGCAATACAAGTTGAAGAAATAGAAAAGATATTTGGTTCGCTTAATCTAAAGAATGGGAAGGTGAAAGCATGAACGGTGGGTGGTTGTTCTTAGCTATAATCTTCCTTGGAGTTAATTTTTATAATTTCTTAGACAGTCAAGACCCTTGGGCGTTTCTATCATTAATGATGTGTGTCTTAATGTATATTATAATCTATAGAGAAATGAAAGTGATTGCAGATTCGCTTACTACAGGAGAAACGAAATGATAATAACAAATATACAAATAATTTTATATTGGTTTATATGTATATTAACAGGATGTATAATTGCAGAATTAATAAAGAGGAAGACTTCGACTTAGATAGTAAAAACGTAATAAAATATAATGGAATTACAACAACTAAGACAAATCTTTATGAGACTAAGTAAAGAAGTAAGAAATTATCCAGAGAGAATTGGAAAACCAGTTAGAACAAAGCATCTATTACAAGATATGGCTTTAATAATACATCTCTTAGATAATGAAAAAATGTCTTCAACAATCCAAAAATTTAAATTAGATTTACTACCACAAAGATTAACTAAAATAATGGGATTGACTTCGCCATCCGAACCAAAGGGGAACTAAGATGGAATATGAATATTTAGCACAACCACCAAACAAATGGACGTTTAGGCAACCAAAGTTAAAACTATGGACAGAAGGATGGTGTAGTGGAAAGGTATTAAATTTATTCGCAGGGCAAGTTAAGATGGATTGCGATGAGTTTAGAGTAGATGTTTCTGATGAATTTAAACCTGATTTTATTGGAGATGCTTATGAGTTTATTAAAAATACAGATATGAAGTTTGATACTATTATTTTTGACCCACCATATAATTTAAGAAAATCAAGAGAGAAATATGATGGGAAGTATGTCGGGAGTCTTACTAAAATAAAGAATATTATGAAAAGAGTTTTGAATGAAAATGGAAAGATAATTCATTTTGGATATGATTCTGTTGGTATGGGAAAGGGTAGAGGATTTGAAAAGATAGGAATTTGCTTAGTATGTCATAATGGAGACCACAACGATACAATATGTTTAGTTGAACAATTAAATCCTGCGACGGCTTTTGATTAAGATGGGAACTCAAAAGTTATTACAAGGTGATTGCTTAGAATTAATGAAGAATATCCCAGATAAATCAGTAGATATGATTTTATGTGATTTACCTTATGGAACTACTAAATGTAAATGGGATATTATAATTCCTTTTGAAAAATTATGGGAACAATACAACAGAATTATAAAAGATAATGGAGCTATAGTTCTATTCGGACAAGAACCATTCTCTAGTTATTTAAGAATAAGTAATATTGGAAATTATAAATATGATTGGATTTGGGAGAAAGAAAGACTTACAAATATATCACAAGTTAAGAAACGGGCAGGGAAAACAGTTGAAACAATATCAGTGTTCTATAAATCACAACCAACATATAATCCACAAATGACAATTTATACTGGAACACCAAGAACAAATAAAGTTAAAAATGGAAAGATGGGAAAACTTACAGATTCTCAAGAGAAAAAAGTTCTTGAATATAATGATACAGGATTGAGATACCCAACACAAATATTAAAATTTCAAAGAGATTGTTTAAAATCAAATCTACACCCAACACAAAAACCA